TTGTATCTAATCCTGGGGGCAGGTCAGGGGGAAGAAGACTATTTACGTTGGCTGGATAGCTGTCTTGCACAGTTCTGGCGAGTGTTAAAACCTACCGGCAGCATGTATCTGTTCTGTGGGCACCGCCTGGCAGCGGATATAGAGCTGTTGGTAAGAGAGCGATTTAACCTGCTTAACCATATCATCTGGGCTAAACCTTCGGGACGCTGGAACGGATGCAACAAAGAGAGCCTCCGGTCATATTTCCCAGCGACGGAACGTATCATTTTTGCCGACCATTATCAGGGGCCATACAAGCCCAAAAATGATGGATATGCCGCAAAATGTAATGAGCTAAAACAGCATGTCATGACACCGCTGATTTCTTACTTCCGGGATGCCAGGGAATCTCTTGGCGTGACTTCAATGCAGATTGCAGAAGCCACTGGTAAGAAAAACATGGTTTCCCACTGGTTTGGCCTTAGTCAGTGGCAACTGCCGAACGAAGCTGATTATTTGAAGCTGCAGGCGCTATTTCAAAAAATTGCCATGGAAAAGCATTCGCGCCATGAACTGGGCAAACCTCACCACCAGCTGGTTGCAACCTGGCAATCGCTGAACAGAAAATATTCTGAACTTCAGCAGGAATATTACCGGTTACGGCGCCCGTTTAGCGTGTCTGTCACGGTTCCTTACACCGACGTCTGGACTCATAAACCGGTTCAGTTTTATCCCGGCAAACATCCGTGTGAAAAACCCGCCGATATGCTGCAGCAGATCATCACGGCCAGCAGTCGGCCAGGGGAGGTGGTAGCTGATTTCTTTTTCGGATCCGGGTCAACGTTAAAGCAAGCAGCCCTTCTCGGGCGGCAGGGTATAGGTGTTGAGCTGGAGAAGGAGCGATTTGAACAGACGGTAGTTGAAATGCGTAATTTGCTGGTTTAGCTCAGCAAGTTGCGCGCTGTGGCAACGCCGTGCCGCCACCGTTCGCCGAGGCCCTGATGAGGGCCAATCTGCCTGGATATGCCACTCGAAAGGTTTAGCTGCTTAATCTATAATCCCCTTCAATAATTGTGGGGGAAGTCAATGAATAGCATTAAGTTGATTGTAGGCATTACGATTATTGGAGCGCTCTCGGGTTGTGCAGCAGTCCAATATAACGACGGTGAAAAGGTTAGTATTCAATCCGATGCTTGGTACGGGCTAGATAGTTTGCATAGCACAGCTATTAAGGCTTGTCAGCAATATGGAAAGTCGAAAGCTGTTTATCTCCATAGCGCGAATATGAATCCGAATTTACCGAAAGGTAGTGGTGTACAAAACACTATTTGGAAATGCGAGCCCTGAACATGTCTAAATATAATATCGCAGCAAAACCAAAAGAAGAGCAGGACAAGGTTAACGTTGACCTAGCGGCGTCGGGCGTAGCATACAAAGAACGCCTGAACATGCCGGTTATCGCTGAGCAGGTGGCGAGAGAGCAGCCGGAAAATTTGCGCGAGTATTTCATGGAAAGAGTGCGTTACTACCGCGAGCAAAGCATCCAGCTCCCGCGCGCTACTGACCCTCGATACATTGAGATGGCGGAGAAGAATGCCAAAAAATAAACCTTTTCGATTCAAGCCGCTACGGAGGATATTTTTCATTTCAGGGCTCGCTACCGCGGGCCTTTTTCATATCTGCGCCACGCCCGGCGCATAAAACCTGCAGAGCTTTTCGGGGTGAGCCTTTGGAATGGTCGTGTGACTGTTCTGCAGGGCGGCCACTCCGGGCGAAGGCTCACCTCAAAAGGAACGTCACATGAAAAAAGTCATTATGACCGCAATCGCGGTCGCTTCGCTGTGCCTGAGTAACGCCTCTTCGGCTGCTGAAGTCGTTATCACCACGGGTCAACAGGGTTTGACCTACAACGCGGTCTATGGCGTGAACCTCGCCAGCGCACTGAGTGAGTATGGCTACAGTTCGACAGTGATCCCCAGTAAAGGCTCTTTGGATAATCTCGATAAGGTGGCCAGCGGTGCTGCTCAGATCGGTTTCACCCAGGCTGATGCCTTCCAATACTGGCGTGGCCGTCACGTCAACGAAGCCCAGAAGGTGGACATTATCGGCGAGCTGGCCGATGAGTGTGTTTTTGTCGCGGTGAAGAAGGGCGGGAAGGTTAGTGATGAAGGGGATTTAAAGGCTGGAGTGAAAATCGCGGTCGGCGAGCCTACCAGCGGATCTTATGCGTCATGGCAATACCTTCAGGGTCTGGAAAAGGACTACGCCAAAGTCGAGACCTACGCGAAAGGCGGCGTGCGCTCGCTAGCGAAAGTCACTACTGGTGAATATGACGCATTCCTCTGGGTCTCTGCGCCGGACCGGTCGAATAAGTTTCTGGAAGCGGTAAATCAGGAAGGCAGTGGACTGGCTATGATCGACATGAACGGCTGGCACCTAGACGATAAGTTGCCTAACGGGAAACCGGTATACGAGTTGAAAAAGGCGGTGACCGAATCCGGCTGGCTGAGCGACTCGAAGGTCAAAGTCCCCTGCACCAAAACGCTGGTGGTCGCCAATACCGATGCCGGTGATGACATGCTCGAAACGGCCTCAACCGTACTGCTGAAAAACCTGAGCCGCGTGCTCGGCACCAACGGTAAATAATCATGCTGCGCAGGCTGTGTTTTTGGGCGCTGTTTGCCGTTCTACTGTTCGTATCCTGGCGGCTGGCGGGCGTGCTGATGGATATGGTTACACTGGTGGTTATCCTCGCTGCGCTGGCAGCCTGCCGTTACTGGCCATTTAAAAGCAAATCCTGACACTGTGCAAAAGGCATCTTCGGGTGCCTTTGACAGAGTGTTACATATTGACTAACACAAAGTTTACAAATTAGATTAGCGGCATGGTGAATCCCCCTGTGCGGAGGGGCGACCAGTCACTTACAGTGATCTGTAAATGCAGCGCGGGCCATGTCGGCTGGGACATGCCCACCGGGAGGCACCCGGCACCATATGCAATGCTACTAAGCTATTTGGTAGTGGGTTGCCGTTTCGGCTTCTCCAGCTATGTTTAAAAGGCAGTAACGGAATAATGATCACTCTCCTGGTAAATCGGTAGCTCGGACTATTAGGTGCGTATCGAACCGTTACAGAATCAGAATGCCTACCTTTCTGCCCGTTCCTCTGAGCGGGCTTTTTTTTCGCCTGATTAAGGCACTTCAACTAACCAAAAGCATTTAAGGGCTGCGCTATTGCGCGGCCTTTTTCATTTCAGGCTCACGGGAATCATCATCGATAAAGCTCGTTGTTAAATCAGCCCGATGGGCCTGAACCTTTTCAAACACACAGCGCCATCCGTCATTAACGGAGGTGAGGCTTATGCGAATGCCCTACAAACAAGATTTCATCGCCGCTCTGCTGGCAGCTAAGGAGCAGGGTATCGGCGCAATACTGGCTTTCATCATGGCGTATTTGCGTGGCCGCTATAACGGTGGCGCCATGGCGAAGACGCTGATCGATGCTGTCATGTGCGCGATGATCGCCTGGTTCGTCCGTGACCTTCTCGACTTCATTGGCCTGAGCAGCAATCTCGCCTACATCGCCAGTGTCTTCATTGGCTATATCGGTACTGACTCGATCGGGAGCTTGATTAAAAAAATCGCAGCCAGAAAGGCAGGAGTTGATGATGCTGGAGATCAATAAACAACGTAAAGCGTTTCTGGACATGCTCGCTTGGTCTGAAGGTACAGACAAAGCGGGGCAGCCGACAAAGAACCGAGGCTATGACGTCATTGTTGGTGGTTCACTCTTTACTGACTACAGCGATCATCCACGCAAGTTGGTTAACCTGCCAAAGCTGGGTATCAAATCCACCGCAGCGGGGCGCTACCAGCTCCTGTCGAAGTGGTGGGATGCTTACCGCAAGCAGCTCGGCCTGAAGGACTTCTCCCCGGCATCACAGGACCAGGTCGCGCTACAGCAGATTAAAGAGCGTTGCGCTCTGCCGCTTATTGACAACGGGCAGATTCGTCAGGCTATCGACCGTTGCAGCAATATTTGGGCATCTCTCCCCGGAGCTGGTTACGGTCAGTTTGAGCACGAAGCCGACAACCTCATCGCAAAATTCAAAGCCGCTGGCGGCTTCGTCGCTGAAGTTAAATCATGAACCTGAAGGTAAATTATGAACTATCTCATTAACCGACTTAAAGAGCCGTCTACCTGGCGCGGCATTATCCTGGTCATTGCTGGTGTCTTCGGCTATCAGATGCCTCCGGGCGTTCAGGAAACCGTCATCGCTGGCGGCGTAGCGCTGGCTGGCGTTGTTGGCGCGGTGATGCCGGACAGCGTTAAGAAGCAAGCAGGCTAGCAACCGGCAGGGCTACAGAACCCCGCATTCCTTTAGTTTCTTAACCAATAAGTAATTGGTGATTACTCCAAGAGAAATCCCAACAATCCACGGCACAGCTGAATCAAGCATTAGTGAGTTGTTCACGTTAATGCTGGCGGTGATGCAGGCATAGGTATTTGTAAAAGCAAACCATGTAAAAAGTATCTGTTTCATTTGGTTATCTCCACGCTTTCCCTCCCAACAATATCCACCTACGAGCCGGTAAAAGCAAATCAGATACAACCGAAAGGGCTACGAAATGAGTGAAGCAAAACCGCAGGACGGCAGCACTGTAAAAGGCTACCGCACATTAACCGCTGGCGACATTGAGCGCATGAACCGCCTCAAAGGTGTCAGCCGGCATTTTTGCAGTCTGCTCGAGACTGAGCGAGAGGTTGCAACGGCTGAAGTTGTCGAGCGCGGTAGTCAGGCCGAAACCGAGAGAGTAGAGGCTTTGCGCTGCATGGCTATCGCGCGTACCAAAATGCAGGAAGCCTGTATGTGGCATGCCGTGCAGTCGCCCGGCCTGATGCTGACTGTTAACCCCACTAAGGGATAAAACAGCCTGCATCCCCACGTGAGGATATTACAGAAGTCACTAAGTTAGTGGCTTCGATAATGCTCCCCACATCGATGATTAGCCCCGCTCTGGTGGTGCTGGCGGTGCTCTCGCAATACGTAAGGCAACCGTCACTGAAAGATAAGGCCGAGAACTGAAGGGGCAGCAGCAATGAGTTTCGAAATTATTGCAGGGCTGGTGGTTGTGATGCTGGGAGCTATCGCCGGTGCGTTCGGCATCGGCCATGCACGCGGGACCAGTAAGGCGGAAGCCAAGGCCGATCAGCGGCACACCGAAGAGAACGCCGCCGCCACCGTCGCCGCGGCAGAACGTAAGGCAGAAGTCACGAAAGAGGCCAGCGATGTACAGCAGACTGTTAGCCATATGCCTGATGACGATGTTGATCGGGAGCTGCGCGGAAAGTTTACCCGCCCCGGTAGTCGTTGATACCGCGTGCAGCTGGGTGCGGATTATCTACCTGACCGACCACGATATCGACGTAATGGACCGTCAGACCAAGCGCGACATTCTGGCGCACAACAAATCAGTGCTGGTGAACTGCCCGCAACAAACCGACAAAGCTACTAATAGCTAATAAAAACTGTTGCATCAACACAGCATGAGCATTATATCAGGGAAGACGACACAGTAAGGAGTGCTGCAAGATGAACTTAATGATGGGTGTATTCGGTTCCAGCAACAGGGGAAAAAGTGAAACGCTAATATTTCTGATAAAACTGTTTGAGCAAAGTGATCGCTATGCATCCTTTATGGCAGCAAAACCCCACCCTGGTGGAGAAAAGGATCTTATAGCTGTATTTGAGCGTGATGGACTTAAGATTGGGATATCCACTTTGGGGGATTTGGGCTCTCAGGTTGAAAAATCTACCAAAGAGTTAGCTGAGATGGGATGCAACGTGATCATCACTGCTACACGAACTCAGAAGAAAACAGTTGTTGCTTTTGAAAAGGTTGCTGAAGAGTTCAGTTTCAAAAAACTGTGGTTTGAAAAAAACAACAATATGAATGATTGTTGCAATAATTGGCCTAGTAAGCAGGAAGGGTTTGAGGCAATAAAAAGAAGCCGCTTTAATCAAAGTAATATGATGGATGCCAGTTTTATATTTAGCTACATCGACGGATTACCAGGTTGATTCGTTGGCAATAAATATCAAATACAAGTAAATACGATGCCTCGCAATAGCGGGGCTTTTTATTACCAGAAGCAGGAGAAGACAATGTTTACCGTTAAGCAGATTATTAACAACGCCACCTCATTGTATGAGGCAAAAGAAATCACCGTTGCTCGCCCTGGCTCTGAGCAATGGCGTCAGGCTTTTGCTCTTGCTGATGAACTGGATGTTATGGCGCCTGACATCATTGAGCATATCCCGATGTCCTATGAGGACCAAGATATGACGAAACCAGTTGGCGATGAGCATCAATTAACGGTCGAGCGTACTGGAGCAAACCGGGCTGATTGCATTGCCATTATTTGTTCAGGGATTCCTTCGCCAGCTTTCCCGGACATACATGAGTTTGGTGGTGTTGGATACCAGTTTCTTTACAAAGGCGATCAGATTTACATCACCAACAGCCACGGCGCGACCATCGAAACAGTTAAGTAAGGCATTACAGGAGCCATTCTGCCGAGTGGCTTCAATAATGCTCCCCACATCGCACAGAGGTAAGACATGTCAGAGATTACACCAGCAGAACAGATTCGACTGAATCTGCTTTCCATCCTGAACTACGACACCGCAGCCGCTGCTAAGGCTATTGAGTTCGTCCAGGATAGCCCGCTCAAATATCAGCTGTTCATCCAGCAGTACAACCGCGTGGTAACTGAAACTGAAGTGGTGGCACGGACTATCAAAGCGCTTCAGGAGTCGACGGAAGCGTTAGCGCTTTTTGATACCGGCGCTGAGCAGGCCAGCTAAGGCATTACAGCAGGCACTCGTTGAGCGCCTGTGATAATGCTCAAGGAGCGATTACGTGAACAAAGAGCCCCGCATCTACGGCAGCAAGTGGGACCGAGAGCGTCTTATCTTCCTGCGTGCGCACCCCTTATGCGTCATGTGCCAGGAGCAAGGCAGGGTGACAGCTGCAACGGTGGTTGACCATATCATCCCGCACAAACTGAAAGAGGCTCTGCGCTCTGCTGACAGCCAGGCAATAGCGAAGGCACAAAAGCTTTTCTGGAGCCGGAAGAACTGGCAAGGGCTGTGTAAGCAGCACCACGACTCAACGAAGCAGCGAATGGAGAAGCGTGGCACCGTGATCGGCTGCGATGAAAACGGGATGCCACTGGACCCGGCTTCTCATTGGTTTAAGTGATAACCATTATCAATACATCTCAAAATTGATTGTCATTTGAAATCATTAGCATTCAAATGATATCGATTCTCATCTGAGTGGGAGGGGCGGGTCAAAAGTTCAGAACCTCGAACCCAAATGACCGCCGCCAGTCCTTTTTGTGCACAACCGCGAAATGAAAAGTTTTTTTCCGGGAGGTTCCGATGGCAGGACGACGCCCGAAACCGACCCACCTCAAAGTGGTTACCGGCAACCCGGGCAAACGAAAACTCAACGATAAAGAACCCACGCCAGCTAAAGAAATTCCAAGCCCCCCAGCTCATCTTACCGACTGGGGTAAGGTGGCATGGGGTCGGCTGACTGTGCTTCTCGATGGTATGGGTGTTCTCACCGTTGCAGATACTTTGGCTCTTGAAAGGCTTTGCGATATTTATGCCGATATCCTGCAACTGCGCGACACCATCGCTGTAGAGGGCAGAACTTATACCGTCCAGACCGAGGGTGGTTTTCTGATAAAGGCCAACCCGGCAGTTTCAATGCTGGCTGATGCTGACCGTCGTTTTAAAAGTTACCTGGTTGAATTCGGTCTGACACCAGCGGCAAGGACGAAGGTGAAAGTGAATGGCGAAACCCCCGAAGAAGACACGCTCGACAAGTTCTTCGGTTGATCCGGCAACGCAGTATGCAAAGGATGTAACCTCTGGAAAAGAACTGGCCGGTCCTGACATTCGAAATGCCTGCCAGAGACACCTCAGGGATCTTGAATCTTGCCATGCACGAGGGCTCCATTGGGATGTTGAGGCAGCACAGCGCTCCATTGATTATTTTGCGAAAGTCCTCAAGCTTAACGGGGGCGATTTTGAAGGTGCGCCTTTTGTTCTGCTTCCATGGCAGTGTTTCATCGTCGGTTCGATTTTTGGCTGGAAAAATGCCAGAGGTTATCGCCGGTTCCGAATGGTTTACGTGGAATCAGGAAAAGGATCTGGAAAATCCCCCCTTTCTGCCGGGATAGGTCTTTACTGTCTCACTGCAGATAAAGAACCTCGTGCTGAAGTTTATGCTGCTGCCACGAAAAAAGACCAGGCAATGGTCCTCTTTCGTGATGCGGTGGCGATGGTCGATCAGTCTCCGGCTCTTTCCGCACGCATACAGAAATCTGGCGGCGCCGGAAAAGAGTGGAACCTGGCTTTTCTTCAGGCTGGTTCATTCTTTCGCCCAATTAGTTCAGATGACGGACAGTCGGGTCCACGACCACATTGTGCTCTTATTGATGAAGTTCACGAGCATAAAAGCAATCAGGTTGTTGAAATGATGCGCGCCGGCACTAAAGGTCGCCGGCAGGCACTCATTTTTATGATCACCAACAGTGGACACGATAAAACCAGCGTCTGCTATGACTATCACGAATACGGTAGGAAGGTATCTGCTGGTTCGATAGAAGATGATAGTTTTTTCGCCTTTATTTGTTCACTGGATGAAGGTGACGATCCTTTCAAGGATGAGTCCTGCTGGAAAAAGGCTAACCCCTCGTTGGGTCACACCTTTGAAGAAAGCTATCTTCGTGAGCAGGTGACTCAGGCCCGGGGGATGCCTTCGAAAGAGAGTATTGTCAGGCGTCTCAACTTCTGTCAGTGGGTTGACGCGGCTAACCCGTGGATGAGCAGTGATGTCTGGATGGGATGTGAGGAAAACTTTGATCCAGATGAGCTGGAGGGTGAGGAATGCTACGGTGGCCTGGACTTGTCCGGATCCCGTGATTTGACTGCCCTGGCGCTGTTTTTTCCAAAACAACGCAAGTTGCTGGTGGAGTTCTGGACACCCAAAGATACCTTGCTCGAACGGGCTAAAACGGACCGGGTGCCTTATGACGCCTGGGAGCGCGATGGTCACATCCACACTACGCCAGGCAAAGCGGTGAAATACGGCTTTGTTGCCCAGCGTATTGCCGATCTGACGGAGAAGTTCGATATCAAGGCCATCGCCTTCGACCAGTATCGCATTAAATATCTTGAGCCGGAGCTTGAGGAAGCATCTGTTTCTGTTCCCTTAATCCCTCATGGGCAAGGGTATTACAAAGCGAAAGATTCCGGGCTGTGGATGCCTCACTCCATCGAATTGTTTGAAGAGTTGCTTGATGACAGCGTCATTATCATCAGAACGAACCCTTGTCTTCGCTGGAATGCGGCTTCAGCAGTGACGGAGGCTGATCAGAAAGAAAACCGAATTTTTGCCAAGAAAAAAAGTACCGGGCGTATCGACGGCATTGTAGCGGGCGCTATGGCAATCGGTGCCTCCGAAGGCTATGAGGATGATTCTGGCGATATCGACGACTTTTTCAGTAATCCCATCATTGTGTGAGTCACCATGAATAAAGAGAAGAAGCCAGGCCGGATAAAAAGCGCCGTTCGCCGGTGGCTCGGCGTACCCATCTCCCTTACCGACGGTGAATTCTGGGCTGCTTATGCTGGTGGGCAGTCCGCAGCAGGGAAATCCGTTACGGTTGATAAAGCCCTGCAGTTATCGGCAGTGTGGTCATGTGTAAGGCTGTTATCCGAAACCATCGCGACGTTGCCTGTTGGTTTTTACGAAAAAACGGCTGACGGTCGCCAGAATGCAAATGATCACCCGCTTTATGAGCTCCTCCATAATCAACCCAATGCTGATATGACTGCAGTGGAGTTCTGGGAAATGATCATGGCCAGCCTGCTTTTGTGGGGGAATGCTTATGCAGAAATCGATCGAACCGGAAAGCGTATTACCTCGCTGGTGCCTCTCAGGCCAGAAAGGATGAAGGTTGATTTAAGCAAGAGCGGAGATCCAATTTATACCTACCGTGACTGGCCTTCAGGTACATCCCGAAACATTGATGAACGGGACATCATGCACATTCGTGCGTTCAGCACCAATGGTGTCATGGGCCTGTCACCTGTCAGTTATGCCCGACAGACACTTGGTCTGGCAATGGCAACAGATGAAGCCAGCGCCAAAGTTTTTAAAAACGGTATGCGGCCCAGCGGCGTTCTCTCAATGGATCAGATCCTGAAAAAAGAGCAGCGCAATGAAGTACGTGAAAGCATGGTTGAACAATTTTCTGGATCCATGAATACCGGGAAAATGATGGTTCTTGAAGCGGGAATGAAGTTTCAGCCTGTTGACCTCAACCCGGAAGACGCCCAGATGCTGCAGTCCAGAGCCTTCAATATCGAAGAGATTTGTCGGTGGTTCAGAGTATGGCCGGGGTTGATTGGACATACCGCCCAGGGGCAGACGATGTGGGGAAGTGGCGTCGAACAGATGCTGATTGGCTTTTTAACGTTTTCACTTCGTCCATGGCTGACCCGTATTGAGCAGGCGATTCGTAAAAGTCTCCTGGCTCCGGGAGAAAGAAATAAGTACTTCGCAGAGTTTTCCATCGAAGGTCTCTTACGTGCTGACAGCGCCGCCCGTGCAGCTTTTTACTCAACGATGACCCAGAACGGTCTGATGACCCGCAATGAAGCACGGCAAAAAGAAAACCTTCAGCCAAAACCTGGCGCTGACCAACTAACCGTTCAATCCAACCTGCTGCCGATAGATCAGCTTGGCAAGTCCGGCGACAGTGAATCGGCCAAAAACGCATTGCGGGAATGGCTTGGCATTAAATCAGAGGAGACGCCGGAATGTACCGGAAAAACGCAGCCATGAAAGTAAAGGCATTCGACTTCGACATTAAGGCCGTCAACGATGACGGCCTTTTTTCTGGATACGGTTCTGTCTTCGATGTGGTGGATAGCTACAACGAAGTCGTGGCGCCGGGTGCTTTCCTCGAAAGCATCGAGGAAACACGGGCGAAGGGGAGAACGTTCCCGGTTCTCTGGCAGCATCGCACCGGCGAACCCATCGGGAACTGGGACATCTCGACCCTGAAAGAAGATAAACATGGGCTTTTTGGTGAAGGGGCTCTGTGGCTTGAAGACGCGGCCTACGCGAAAACCGCCTGGCGGGGCATGAAAACCCGTGCCATTACCGGCCTTTCCATTGGCTATTACGTCCGTGAGTCAAATTACGATGAGAAAACCCGGATCCGCACCTTAACGAAGCTCGACCTGGTTGAAATCTCCATTGTTACCGTGCCGGCCAATGATGATGCGCGTATTGACGTCATTAAGTCGAAGCTGTCACACGGTGATCTTCCTTCCTTACCTGAATTTGAGAAGTTCCTGCGAGAGGCAGGTTTCTCGAAAAGTCAGTCCGCCGCGGTCGCCTCCCGCGGACTGTCCTATCTGCTTGACCGGAGTGAGTCCGGGGGCGAAGACGGCGAAACCAAAGCGGCTATTGCGGCGATGCGCCAGCAACTGAGCCAGTTTTCTCTCCCAAAAATTCTCTAAGGGATTTATATGTACCAGAAAAAATCGGCTGACGATCAGCCACAAAGTATTGGCGAAATCTCCTCCCAGCTCACCATGGTGATTGATCAGGTCAAAAACTTCGGCGAAGACGTGAAGAGAAAAATGGAGGCAGGAGAAACCGTTTCGCTGGAACTGAAACAAAGAACGGACGAAAGCCTTAATCAGATGAACGAGCTGAAAGAACGCCTCACTGAGCTGGAGCAAAAAGGTGCACGCCGCCCGAACGATGCACCTGCACAGCGAAAATCGCTCGGTGAGCTGGTGGTCGAAAGTGAAGAGTTCAAAGGCATGGACAGTTCGGCCCGTAAGAGCATCCGCGTCAAGCTGGAACAGAAAGATATTATGAACGTGCCGGCGACTACGGGCACTGGCGTGAGCGCAACAAACAGTCTGGTTGTATCCGATCGTGTTCAGGGCATTATCGCCCCGCCGGAACGCACTCTGACCATCCGTAACCTGCTGATCCCCGGCAATACCGCATCTAACGGTATTGAATTCGTTCAGGAAACGGGGTTTACCAATAATGCTGCAGCTGTGGCGGAAGGTGCTCTGAAGCCCAAATCAGACATTAAGTTTGAGCTGAAAAGTGCGCCGGTACGTACCATTGCGCATTATTTTAAAGCGTCCCGTCAGATCCTGGACGATGCGCCCGGTCTGGCCAGTTATATCGATGGCCGTGCTCAGTATGGTCTTCGCTTTAAAGAGGAGCAGCAGTTGCTGAGCGGCGATGGCACCGGCGCGAATATCCTCGGTATTCTGCCGCAGGCAACAGAATTCGCTCCAGCCCTAACCCTGTCCAATGCCACGCCGATCGACCGTCTTCGCCTGGCTGTTCTGCAGGCCGTTCTTGCGGAATATCCGGCGTCTGGTTTTGTCCTGAACCCGATTGACTGGGCAGGCATCGAGCTGACCAAAGATAACGAAGGTCGCTATATCATCGCGCAGCCGGTCAATGGTGGTGTTCCACGTATCTGGGGTCTTCCTGTTGTGGAAACTCAGGCTATGGCGCAGAACAACTTCCTGACTGGAGCCTTCAACATGGCTGCGCAAATCTTCGATCGCATGGATATCGAAGTGCTGCTCTCCACTGAGAACGAAGATGACTTTATTAAAAATATGGTCACCATTCGTGCGGAAGAGCGTATGGCATTAGCAGTTTATCGTCCGGAAGCATTTGTCACCGGTAATGTAACCGCTTCTGGCGGCTGACAATTCAGGGCCGCTTAGCGGCCCTCTCTTTCTGAGGAGATAGTGATGGCCAGAAAAAATGTGGCTGAACCGTCTGTATCCGACGGCATAAATGCGGCGCCAGAACCCACTGAGTCCGGGACTATTCAGGTTCAGCCTGTCCGGCGTTTTATGGATGGCGACATTTTCAGGACGCCAGCCGATGATCCTTTTAACGTTTCTCGCTTACGTGCTGCTGAGCTCAAAGGTAACGGGCTGGTGACCATAGTTGGTGAAGTCCCTGATAACAAAATGAACCGCGCTCCCGAAACCAAAGGGTAATGGTTATGACGGTAATCAACACTGAAACAGCCATGGAACATCTCAGGCTGGATGATGAAATCGATAAAACGATGGTGGAGGGGTATCTTGCCGCTGCGGAGGATGCTGCCATGCAGTTTCTCAACCGACGCTTTTTCGCTGACCAGGCTGCTCTGGAAAGTGCTGTTGAGAATGAAAGCGCTGGCGATCGTCCTCTTATCATCACGCCCTCCATTCAGAGCGCGGTTCTTCTTATCGTGGGCTGGTTGTATGAAAACCGCGGGGATGATCTGAGTCCTGATATTCCAGGACCCGCACGCTGGTTGCTGAATCCCTATCGCATAGATATGGGTGTTTAGTCGGGGGAATGATGAAAATTGGACCGATGCGGCATCGGATCACTATCCGTAATTTTATCACTACGCGCACACCGTCCGGCCAGCCAACAGAAGAGTGGTCTGACGGTGCCACTATCTGGGCAGAGGTTAAGGGAATCAGTGGACGAGAGAACCTGACTGCAGGAGCAGAAAGGGCGGATGCTACCGTTCGTGTCTGGGTCCGATGCCGCAAAGATATTTCGGCATCATCGCGGCTTCTTGTCCTGAACGGCCCCTACAAGGGGGTGACATTGAATGTCACCGGGCCTCCGGTGCCAGATAGCAAAGGTACCCGGCTGGAAATTCTCTGCAAACAGGGGACCGAAAAATGATTGATGTGAATCTGGATTTTTCCGGTTTGCAGGATATCGCCCGAGACCTGCAAACCCTCAGCAAAGCCGAAAACAATAAAGTCCTCCGGGATTCGACCCGCGCCGGGGCTGAAGTTCTCCGGCAGGAAGTGATTGATCGTGCTCCCGAACAGACCGGTAAGCTGAAGAAAAACGTCGTTGTCGTCACCCAGAAAAGCCGCCGCCGTGGGGAAATCGCATCCGGGGTGCATATTCGTGGCGTTAACGCGCGAACGGGGAACAGCGACAACACCATGAAGGCAAGCAACACTCGGAATGCTTTCTACTGGCGCTTCGTGGAGCTGGGAACATCTACGGCGCCAGCACATCCGTTTGTTCGTCCTGCCTTTGATACCCGCATGGAAGAGGCTGCGCAGGTGGCGATGCAGCGGATGAATCAGGCTATTGATGAGGTGCTGGCTAAATGACAGAAGATGATCTCTATGACCTGCTGTCGCCGCTGGCAGACGGGCGGGTTTATCCGTATGTGGTATCGCTGGGCAGCGACGGCCTTCCCGATGTTCCCGCGCCTTACATCATTTTCTCGATACCGACTGATGTTGCCGGGGATGTTTTCTGCGGCCAGGCAGAGTCGACGCTGCGCATCCAGGTTGATGTATGGGCTGAAACGAATGACGAAGCCAGAGCGTTACGCCTGGATGCCCTGGCTCGCCTGCAGGTGCTTTCACCTGTCGAGGTGACAAAAATTCCTGGCTACGACACGACAACCCATCTTCATCGGGCAACCCTCGAAATAACGGTTATTGCCTGACAAAAACCAATCCAACCCGACCGCCGCTGGCGGTTTTTTCATTTATGGAGGCTGCGATGTCAGCACTATTTGAACGTGCCCAAAAAACGGTAGTAATGATTACCTCTGTGCCGGTCACCGCGGCAGAGCTGGATACCGCAACCTGGTTAAGCCTGAGTTGCACCATCAAACAGGCCAGCTTTACCGCTGGTCAAAAAAACGATATTGACGTCACTACGCTTTGCTCTGATGAAACGGAAAATATCAACGGGCTCCCGGCACCATCAGAGGTGTCCCTCTCAGGTAACTTCTACCGCAACCTGGCGCAGGATGCGCTTCGTAAAGCGTACGATAACGACGGCATTTATGGATTTAAGGTCATTTTCCCGTCTGGTAATGGGTTCATGTGGCGCGCTGAGGTTCGTCAGCACACCTGGGATTCTCAAACCAACGGTGTTGTTGCTGCAACGTTCTCCCTGCGCCTGAAAGGCAAGCCAGGCAATATTGATGCCCCGGGTGCCCTGTCTTTTGCTACAGACCTTCCGGCGTCCCAAACCGTCGCGGCAGGAAGCGCCCTGACTATGGGCGTGGTCGTGCAGGGCGGTACAGCACCTTATGCCTACGTCTGGAAAAAGGGCACCTCGACGGTCAGCGGCCAGACCAGCGCAACGTTTACAAAAGCCAGCGCTGTATCCGGTGATGCCGGGGTTTATTCATGCGTGGTTACCGATGCCGATGGCACCGTTATCACCTCTGCTGACCACACTGTCACCATCAGTTAATGGAGCGCCGGGTAACCGGCGATAAACTTAATGTCAAAACCAAATCTTAAAGCGCTGGCGCTGGCCCCGATGGCGGGATTTCGTAAAAAAGAAGTCACCGTTCCGGAGTGGGATAACGCCAAAGTCATCATTCGTGAGCCATCAGCGGAAGCCTGGATCCGCTGGCAGGGCATTGCCAGCCCGGAACCACCCAAGCCACCGGAAGGGCAGGAGCCCCAGGAGGCACCAGAGCTGACCCCTTCAGAACGGGCCTTCCGCACGATGCGGGCCGACGTCACGCTTTTCATCGATATTTTGCTGGATACCGACCTGCAGCCCGTCTTTACTGTCGATGACACCGAACAGGTTGAAGCGATCTATGGCCCTGTGCATTCCCGGCTGTTGAAGCAGGCACTTGATCTCATTCGTGACGCGGATGATGCTAAAGCAAAGTAAAAATGCCTGGCATGCAGTTCCTGATGGCGCTGGCGCTCCGGATGGGCCGCACGCTGGGCGAACTGCGACAAACCATGACGGTTGGCGAATTCAGGATGTGGGCTGAATACGACCGTATCAGCCCAATCGGCGATATTCGCGGCGATATCCTTAATGCGCAGCTGGTTTCAGCGATGTACGGGGCGCAGGGCGGCAAAGTCACGATTGAAGATGCTCAGATTCAGTGGAGCGCAGAAGAGGGCGAGGCAAGCGACGGCGGCGATCCCTTTGCAGGGCTGGAGGCTGCTCTGTTGGCTGCGTCAGCATAGACAGTAATAATTCGCGTGGATGCCACTCATAACAGGTGTTATGTTGTTTTTTTTGACACACGGAGTGCTTTAAATGACTACTACTGGCTGGATATTATTATTTGTTTTTGCTCGCCTTATTGATCTTGTTATCTGGTATTTCCTGAACAGAGGAAGCGTAAGAGCTAATGATCAGCTCGCTATGCTTAAAGAAATCTCTGAAAAGCAAAGTGCTCAAATTGATCTTCTGATTACACTTGCTCATAGAAAAGAGGAACCAGAAAAAGATTATCTGGAAGAAGCAAGGAAAAAAGCTGGTTTAATTTAATAATATTGAAATCATAAAAAAGCCCCACAATGTGGGTTTTTTTGTTTCTGAGGAAATGAAATGGCAACCCTGCGTGAACTTATCATTAAAGTTTCTGCTAACTCTCAGTCATTCCAGACCGAGATAGCCCGCGCGTCACGTATGGGGGCTGATTATTATAAGACAATGCAGAATGGCGGCAGGCAGGCTACGGCTTCAGTTCGGGAAACTCGCCGTTCTGTTGCTGAGCTAACTGACCAGATGGAGTCAGCAAAGGCTACCGCACTGGGATTAACCGGGGCATTTGCTGGTGCTTTTGCTACGGGGCATTTAATATCTCTGGCTGATGAATGGAATTCAGTAAACGCCCGCCTAAAACAGGCATCTCAATCAACTGATGATTTTACCAGCTCTCAAAAACAGCTGATGGATATCAGTCAGAAAACGGGCACGTCTTTTTCTGACAACGCTAATTTATTTTCCCGTTCAGCAGCCTCAATGCGGGAATATGGTTACAGCTCCAGCCAGGTGCTGGATATTACTGAGGCTATTTCTACTGGTTTAAAACTTTCTGGCGCGAATGCTCAGGAGTCCAGTTCGGTCATCACTCAATTTAGCCAGGCTCTGGCGCAGGGCGTGCTGAGGGGCGAAGAATTCAACGCCGTCAACGAGAGCGGCGACAGGGTTATACGGGCGCTTGCTGCAGGTATGGGAGTTGCGCGAAAAGACCTAAAATCTATGGCGGATCAGGGGCAGTTAACCATTGATAAAGTAGTGCCAGCCCTCATCAGCCAGCTTGGTAAGCTCCGGAATGAATATGGTGAGTTGCCGCAGACCGTTTCATCGTCGGCAACTAAAGTTGAAAACGCTTTTATGCAATGGGTCGGTGGAGCTAATGAAGCGAGTGGCGCCACAAATACCCTGACCGGATTACTTGATGGCGTAGCCAACAATATTGATCAAGTCGCCACTGCTGCCGGAGCGCTTGTTGCCGTTGGCGCAGCCCGCTATTTGGGTAATCTGGCTCTTGGTGCCAGCTCTGCGACGGCTGGGATTATTAATGCCGCAAAAAGTGAAGTAGCTTTAGCTGAAGCCCAGGTCAGAGGGACGCAGGTTTCGACAGCTCGCGCGCGTGCTGCAGTTTATCGTGCCCAGCAGGCTCTGGCAGCGGCGCGGGGTACAGATGCGCAGGCCGCCGCAGAAAAACGGCTCTCACTGGCGCAGGAGTCACTTAACCGTAATATTCAGGCCAGAGTATCCGCTCAGACTGCACTGAACTCGGTTACTGCTGTAAGTTCCCGGCTCATGGGTGGGGCATTAGGCCTCGTTGGTGGTATTCCAGGGCTGGTTTTGCTTGGTGCCGGTGCCTGGTACACGATGTACCAGAATCAGGAGCAGGCCAGATTATCCGCTCAGGAATATGCAAATACCATTGATGCAGTCCGTGAAAAGACAAAATCAATGTCCCTGCCCGAAGTTTCTGATAATGAGACCAAAACCCGTCAGGCGCTGGAGGAGCAAAACCGTCTTGTTGATGCACAGGCATCAAAAGTAAAAAGCCTGAAGGAAGAGATCGCGGGCTATCAGTATGTCCTGTCTAACCCCGGACCAACAACCAGTGGCGGTTTCATGATAAACCACCTGACCTCGGTCGAAGCGGTCACCCGTGGTCTGGAAGATGCGACTTCCGCTCTGGCCGTTGAACAGGAGAGGTTAGCTCAGATGCAGGCTAAGTCTGAGTCGATCCAGTCGGTACTGGAGGGGATAGAGAACAGGCGAATAGCATTAATCCGGCAGCAGGCTGCAGAACAGAATTCAGCTTATCAATCGTTAATAATGATGAACGGTGAGCATACGGAATTTAACCGTCTTCTGGGTCTCGGAAATAATCTCCTCATGGCCCGGCAGGGGCTGGTAAACGCACCAGTACGCTTACCACAGGTAGACCTGACAACCCAGCAAACGGCTGCACTTGAAAAAAGCCGTCGTGATCTGGCGCTTTCAAAACTCAAAGGTGAGGACAAAGAGCGCGCACGACTGGGTTATGCTGCGGATGACCTGGGGTTAACTAACGAGCCACAGTTTCAGACCGGACGGCAGGAGTTGATTAATAACGGCCTGAATGAATGGAGAAACAACCAGGAAAATAAACCCAAGCCAAAAGGAAGGCATGGGAAAACCGAGGCGGAGAAAACCGAAGATACCTATACCCGGCTGATTAAACAGCAACGGGAGCAAATTGCTCTTTCCAGCCAAAACACTGAACTGGCAAAGATGAAATATCAGGTTACTCAGGGGGAATTATCTTCGCTTGAAAAATCCAAAAAGGAAACGTTGCTGCACAATGCGGCGCTTATTGATCAGAAAAATATCGCTGAACAGTTAAAAACATTCCGCGAAGGTCTGGCCGACAGTAATGCTGCCGCCCGGGAAAGGGGTAATATCGATTTCCTCGGCGCAGGACAGGGGGATAAAGCCCGTGACCGAATGAAGGAAATGGCGGATATTCGCGCTGATTTTCTCAGGCAGCAGCGTGACTTACAGCGTGATTTCAGTCGTGGGCAGATTTCCGAAGACCTGTATAAAAAGCAAACAGAAGCGCTTAAAACAGCGCTTGCCGAACGCCTGGATATTCAGGAGGAGTATTACAAAAAAACCGATGAACAGCAGTCAGACTGGCTGGCAGGGATCAGCGATTCCCTGATGAACTATGCCGATCAGGCTTCTGATCTGAGTTCAATGGCTGCCACTGCAACCAGCGAAATTCTGGATGCCACCACTAACTCTATCTCCAACAACCTGACAAACGTCCTGACAGGCGCTGCTTCTTTTAAAGATGGGATGTCGAATATTTTCTCCTCCCTGGGCGAAACGGTGATTAAGACGCTGATCCAGATGGCAACACAGGCATTAATCACCAAAGCGATTATGGCGTCATTCGGCGGCGGAGCGGGTGGGTTGTTCGGTAGTCTTTTTGGTGGAGCAAGTGGAGCTGCAAGTAGTGGAACTGCGCTGCAAAGCTTCGGATCGTCTTTTGCCTTTAATGCCCTCGGTGGCGTCTACGATTCTCCGTCACTTTCTGCATACAGCGGCGGCGTTTACAGCACTCCGCAGTATTTTGCCTTTGCGAAAGGGGCGGGTGTGTTCGGCGAGGCCGGTCCGGAAGCAATTATGCCGCTGACCCGTGGCGCTGATGGTTCGCTGGGGGTTAAAGCTGTAGGGCGGGAATCGCCGGCGGTACAGAACGCTGCGAGGCAGCAGCAGGAAAGACAACTTCTTTCAACTGGTGACATCAACGTCAATTACCACCTCACTGGTAAACCGGATGATGTGATGATGCAGACATTGGATGTCCACGGCCGCCGCCTGGCTAAACAGATAAAATCTGAACTGACGAGCGACGTAAACAATCCTCAAAATGCCTTCGGTAGAGCACTTTACTCCAACCTTCAGCCCAAAAAACCACGATAACCTGCCCGGAGGGAATATTCATGGCAGATATTTTCTACCCGGATGAATACCTGCCCATGCCGCTTATGGACGGGTACGGGTTTAAGCCCATATCACCTTTACTGCGAACGGAGATGACGTCCGGTCGAGCAAGGCAAAGGCGGCGATACACCTCAACACCTACCCAGGCATCGGTTAAATGGATTTTTAAAACTGATGGGCTGGCGCAGGTATTTGAGGCTTTTTTCAGGGATGTGCTGAAAGATGGCCAGTCCTGGTTCTATCTGAAACTCCAGACCCCAATCGGGGTAAAGCCTTATAAAGCCAGGTTCGTGGATATTTACGAAGGGCCGACTCTGGTTGCGCCAAAATACTGGCAGTACAGCGCAACGCTGGAGTTATGGGAGCGTCCGTTACCGCCTGCAGGATGGGGGAATTACCCGGAATGGCTTGCTGGGCAGTCGTTACTGGATATTGCGCTAAATAAAGAGTGGCCTGAGCATGACAATTCTTGAGCAACTTTATGCAAGCAGCGGCTCTGAAGTCATTCACGACACGCTGCAGATCACGGCAGGTGATCAGAACTACTGGCTTACCCGTGGGTGGGACAATATTACTGTCTCGTTAGAAGACGGTCAGCAGGCAACGTTTGAAGGGTGTGCTATCGATATAGCATTGCCTGCCAGGAATGCCGACGGAACGCAAGATCTCAAATTTTCCATCAGTAATATCGACGGTGTCGTATCCGATGCGATTGACAGAATTCTGGACGAAATGAAATCGGCAACTCTGACTTTTCGACGGTACATCTCCTCTGATTTATCTGCACCGGCGGCATCGCCTTACACCCTTGATGTGAAATCCGGATCGTGGACGGCAACAGCGGTACAGGTTACTGCCGGATATATGAACATCCTTAAAACGGCCTGGCCGCGTAATCGTTATAACCTGGCTGAACATCCCGGTCTTCGTTATATGTCCTCCTGAGGTATTCATATGTTCAATTCTGATAAATACCTTTCGGTCAAATGGCTGAAGGGCGGGCGAATTTATCCGGAGCTCGACTGTTTCGGTATTATCAATGAAATCAGAGGTGATCTCTTTCTCCCGTTATGGCCGGATTTTTCCGGCGTGACGAAAGATGAGGGAGGGCTCGATCGTGAGGCCAGGAAGTTTATGAAATTCCTCACACGCTGCGAGCCTTGCGTCGGGGCCGGGGTAGCTTGTTACTCCGGATCAACCGTGACGCATGTTGGTATCGTAGTTTTGCTGGATGGCCAGTTGCAGGTTGCCGAATGTAATCCGGGAACCAACGTCACCTTTCTACCTCTTCCGCGATTTGTCCGTCGGTTTAACCGTGTGGAGTTCTGGCAATGACGATAAGAATTTACCCATCCCGACTCCCCGGAGAACCGCTTGAAACTCATGAACACGGAAATATTACGCTGCATCAATGGATGGTCAGAAATGTTCCTGGGTACAGCCAGGACAGATCGCACCCAGTTGCCGTTGAATTAAATGGTCGCCCACTACCTTCCGGTGAGTGGCCGCTTTGCCAGTTGAGCCCAGACAGTGATATCAGAATTTACCCTGTTCCTTATGGAACGGGGCTGGAAATTGCCGTCTGGGTATCTGTTGCGATTTCAGCTGCCAGCGCAGCCTACTCGTTGTTCTTCGGGCCGAAAGTCGATCTCGGTGGTTATTCATCGGGTAGCGGTCGTTCGCTGGAGCTAAACCCGGCAAAAGCTAACACCGCGAAACTTGGAGACCCGATACGTGAGGTGTTTGGTCGATGCCGCATCTATCCTGATTACCTGGTGCAGCCAGTTACACGTTTTGACCAGAATGATCCAACGCGAATGACGGTAGAAATGTTTCTCTGTGTCGGGCAGGGGAGGTTTTCGTTTACGGGAGGAGATAAACGGATAGGAGAAACTCCCGCAGCCTCGCTCGGTGATGGTTTCAGCGATAAGGTGTACCAGCCAGGAGAGGACGTATCTTCTGATCCGCGAAGCGAGAACTGGTTCAACTCGACAGAAGTCGGTGGAACATCAAGCGGAACAGGGCTGGACATGGCTCAGACCTCACCTGATTCCGACGATATTATCGCTGACAGCATGACGGTTTCTGGTGCATCCGTAACCTTTACAGGTCTTGATACGGATGATGGTGACAATGACGACGAGGATGATAATTCTCTCCCGGACAGCTGGGTTACGGGGGCCATTGTCGAAATTAAGGCACCGACAAATTATCTGATCTCCACCTCTTCTGGTTACAGTGTCTTTGCCAGCTCGTTGCTTACAGAACTTGCTCCGGTAGCGGGTATTCCGGTGACGCTGAGTTTCAACAGTGTCGATTATGACCTCGTCATTGCATCCTATACCCCGGGTCAGGACGCGGTGCCTGGCGAGGGTGGCAGCGCGGCAAAAATTCAGGCCAGTGCGGCTCCCGTCACCTACGATTTTTCGATCAGCTCCAGTACGTTCATGATCACATGGCAGGGCACCACCTATACGGTGTCGCTGGTAGCGAACTACATCTCGATGTCGGGATTGCTGGCAGCCATCACCGAGGGGCTCACTGGCTCCGGTCTGGTCGCGCGAGACAACGGCGGTACCATACTGATAGCCGAGGCGGCCAGTCCTTACGTGGGTGGGGAAATCACATCCTCCTCGCTGCCAGCAGCCGTGTTCGGTGATGCCCCGGTTTACACCTCCGGCACGGCATCAACCGGCGGCAGCCCGGCGGTAACAGCAAACGTGACGCTTGCGTATAACAGCACTACGGGAACGGCTTTCTCCGGCATGCCTGAAGGGGTGCAACGGCTTTCACTTGCTCACCGCGGCAACGAATACCAGATCGTCTCGTCCGACGGCACAACGGCGACAGTGGCGCGCCTGGTTTCCGGTGCCGTTGATGAGTCATGGCCGGGATTCATCGCAAGGACGATGATCGACTATGAGGCCACCGGCCTCAATGACACGCTGAGCTGGCTCGGGCCGTTCCTGGCCTGCCCTGAAAATGAAGTGGTGGATGCGTTTGAAGTGAATTTCTCTTTCCCGAACGGTATCTGTGGCTTTGACAGCAAAGGGAAAAAGCGAATACGCCATGTTGAGTGGGAAATTCAGTATCGCGTCTACGGTTCCGGCTCGGGGTGGGTGAGTCACCAGGGCGAGTACGCGCTGAGAAATATCAACGGGTTAGGTTTCACTGAGCGGATTACTCTCAGTTCACCGGGACTGGTAGAGGTTCGCTGCCGTCGGCGCAATGAGCAGGGCAGTAATAACGCGCGCGACAATATGTACTGGCAGGCTTTGAGAGGGAGGCTTCTTGCTAGACCGGTATCCTACTCAGGCATAACAACCTGGGCAATTACCGTTGAAACCGGGGGGAAGCTGGCGGCACAGTCTGACAGGCGCGTCAGCGTGGTCGCTACCCGTGAATATGACGGTGGAGGTAACAGAACCATAAGCGGTGCATTCCGTCATGTGGCAAATAGCCTTGGATTTAATGCTAATCAGATTGACACTTCTGCAATAAATGCTCTTGAAACTGCCTGGTGGACACCAAGGGGAGAATATTTTGACTATGAGGCAAGCAGCGACAGTTCTTCTGCGAAAGATATTTTCGACAAAATCACCGAAGCAGGCATGAGCTATTTTTTGCTATCAGATGGGCTCTTATCTGCCGGGCGCGAAGGTATCAAAACCTGGACCGGGATCATCACTCCACAGGATACGGTAGAGGAAATGCAGACATCATTCAGGGCCCCTTCTGATGATGATTATAATGGTGTTGACGTCACATATATTAATCCGGTTACCTGGGCGGAAGAAATCGTCCAGTGCCGAACGACTGATAATCCTGTACCACGCAAAGTAGAGTCGTACTCACTGGGTATTGTAATGACTGCAGATCGTGCTTACCGGATAGGGATGCGCAGGCTCATGAAGTATTTGCATCAGCGCAGGACCTTTGAATGTAAAACTGAGCTTCTTGGCTGGTGTTATCAGTTTGGTGATCACATCATACTTTCTGACGATATCCCGACCGGGAAAACTCGCAGCTGTTTAATTGACGCGATGATGTATGACTCGCAGGAAATCACGCTGCATGTTACCGAGCCTCTGGACTGGAGCTATACGAATCCGCGGTGCTGGATACAGTTTCAGGATTCCGGTGCCTCGCGGTTACTCACACCGTCGAGGATCGACGACTATACCCTCACAGTACCGTATAACGAAGATCTTCACCCGGAAGACTGGACAATGGATGATCCGGATGTTGAATTACCGCGCTTGTTGTTTTGTGACAGCGAGAAGGGGGCGCGGCACGGTATCGTTCAGGAAATTGTCCCGTCTGATGACTGCACTTGCCAGGTCACAGCCCCGGAATATAAAGAAATTTTTTACGCATACGACGACACTACATACCCTGGCGACGTAGCTTAGCAATTTCAAAAAAAATCAATTCACCCGCTTCGGCGGGTTTTTTCATTTTTGGAGCACAATGTATGGCCAACATCGAAAAACTTGGCTCGTCATCACCAGAGGTATTGCTTAAGAATGCAACTAACCTCGATAAGTTAGTCAATGGCCGGGAATCGGAATCATTACCTGATCGCTTTGGCGTACTGCGCAAAACCTGGCACGGCATGGAGATGATCTTCAGCCGCTTTATAGACTACATCACTGGTCGCGGCGAGCAGGCAGTTGCAGCTATCGGCTGGCAGGAGCTTGGCAACTGGGCTGTTGGTCTGGCTGTAGATAATCGCCAGCAAATCGTCTACTACAATGGCTCCTGGTACAAATACCTTGGTGAGCTTGAGCACGTCATTGCCGGAGATTCTCCTGAGAACGATGGCGGTGTGTGGTCGGCTGCTAACCCCACGGGGAAATGGTCGAACATCGGTGACGCGGCTCTTCGCTCAAACCTGGGTTCAAGCGAAGGGTTCAGTTTGGTTGGAAAATGCCCCAACATTTCCACCCTCAGAGCCATCGAACCTTCCTATAACGGGCAGTCCATCATTCTGGAGCGGGCGGTCGCAGGGGCGGCCACCGTCAATGCCATTCTTACGCATGATCCGACAGACTCAACGTCACCGGACGATGGCATTTCAATTTTTGTAACGCCAGGTGGCGCCCGATGGAAAGCTGATATCAGTCAGGGGTACGATCTGAGACTGGCTGGTCTTCTCGTTGATGGTTCAAACTTTAGTCCTGTATTAAAAAAGGCCAGGGACGCAATCATTAATAAGGTCGTTGCCAATGGAAGGGTTAACAACGTAGCCAGCATCATTAAAATAGTGCCGACTAACTTTATCTGTGAATTTAAAATAACAGAGAAAGTAGACCTGCCCCCTTTTATCAGTTGCGGAACCATCGGCGGCCCATATTTTGAGGCTGGCGATTTTCTTGATGATTATAGCTTCAGGATTTCGAATCAGGATTTTCCTCAACTGACAAAGGCTATGTATCAGGTAGAAACAAGCTGGAGGGGTGCTACAAGCAAATACTGGAATCAGGCGGTTGGTAATAAGCCATTTTTTGCGATGGACGGGCAGAGGATGACACTGCGTGGACCTGGTTACGCACTGGATTCCGGCGGTAATCCGACGATTGAAACTGTGGGGGTCATCTTTGGTAATGATGTTCCGTGTGAGCTTGATGTGCGGAACCTAATGATTTGCGATATGAAAATCACAGGTTTTCATACCAACCATCGCTGGGGAACTTATTACACCTTCATGTGCGGCTTCAGGGATTGTTATTTCTCACGCTGCTGGAACGGCATGGAGGTGCCAGAAGCATTCTACAATTTCGGCGAAGATATGCGCTATGAAAACTGCACCTTCGGCAACATTGCGAATGATGCCTTCTGGATTAAGGGTGGAGGGGAGTTCACCCTGGAGGGAGTTAAAACAGATTTTGTTGGTCGGCATATGCTGCATATCGGACCGCTTTCCCCGGTTGAATTTAAGTATGTTTCAGGGCACATAGAAGGCATTCAGGGGCGGACTGTCTTCAAAGATGCCCCGCAAAGCTATTCGCAATCAACTGTTCTCATTGGCAAAGCTGTGAAGAGGGACGTAAGGAGAACGCTTGCTGGCCTGAGCGCTGAGTACTATGGCATCTATCAGGAATACGAGTGTCCGAGTTCGATTTACGGTCAGTCTCTGAAAGTCACCGACGAATCGCATACGTCTGGCCGGGCGGGGATCAAACCCAACACGCCTTACCCCACTCTGGCGGGGCCGCCGGGTAACACTGGCGTATATCTAAAAACTCCACGGGGAATCGATCTAAGGACGCCATTTCCCAACAGCTACAGCGATGCCTGCTCAAACAGGATAAACCGCGTTCTTGGGTTTACTGAGTTAAGTACGGGCGATGTTGGTAACGACCTGCTCTCTACCGATTACGCATGGGCTGCTCTAAAAACCGGCAATGCGAAATGCCGCTATGGAACGATGGCAGATGCTGACCCTGACGGCTATATGCCATTTATCATAGAACTTACAGACCCATCGGAGGTGGTACAGCTGTTCTGTACGAATGAAGCGAAAGCAGGTACCAGTCTTGAGTTGATTTGGGGTACTGCATCTATCCGCATTGCTGATGCCGTGGGGGATGTTATGGTTTCTTCGGTGATGGCGTGTTATCTGCGCAACAGCGTAAGGGTAACTCAGGACGCGGATACGAAGGTGTTTACAGCAACCAGCACCCCTATACGTCGAACCTTTTCTGAAAGTGCCAAAATAAACATGACAACTCAACGGCAGGGGATGCCGATTACCAGTGCCGATTATCAGGCCATGCTTCCTCAGGCGGCCAGCAATTACTGGCAGGGGAATGACTTCATTCAGGCGGGTTTAAAATTCACAGGTTTTACCGGGCGAATTTACGTTACCCGTCCGTACTGGTACTTACCGTAAGAGGTGATACATGCACTACTTCATTTATCCGTCGACGTCCAAAATCGCCGAGGGTGAGGCTGTTTTACTGGAAATAACCAGTAAGGAACGGGATGTTCAGTTATTTGCAGAGTTTGACTGCGAGGATATTCTGGACGTTGTTTTAACCGGGCAGGCTGAACTATTTAAAGCAGGCGTTGATACTTTCAGAACGGTTTTGACTTTCGTTGATTAAATGTGCATCCCGCCAGCTCATAACTGGCGGGATTCCCTGTTACCTGTCAATTCTGATGGTAAAGCTAAGGAGAATTGACGCTGCGAATAGCATCATTAAAGCAGCATAACCGTGAAAGTTACGTTCTACGTAAATTGTGAAAGCAGATAGCAATACCATCTTCATAAAACGAGAACCTTTATAGTCAAAGTAAATTTTCATCATTTAATCCTTATTATCCATGACCGCTGATAATCATCGGGATAAATGTTACCGGATACGCCGTGTAATTCGTGATGGTTATCGCCCCTCCTGACAACGGCTTGGTAACGTGTATAAGTCCATCTCCTGCAACTCCTGCTGCAAAAGAAAGGAGCGCAGGATTTCTGTTATCCACGACACCTATTCCGGGCAGTGATGAGTCAGCAAAGATCAAGCCGGCTGCAGCCGTACCATTTACGATGAATCTCAGCCAGAACAACGATGCGCCCATAACCTTTTCGTACGACAGTGTTGCGCCAGCCGCTATGGTCAGGCCGGTCGCCTCGCCGTCAGCTGAACCGAGACCAAACCCGGTGGTGTTTTTATTCACCAGGGTGCTGTTGGTACGTGTCTGGTTTGTCAGGCTGGTTATGTGGTTATTATCGGTATTGATTTTATTGTCGCGAACCTTCTGGTTTAGCGCCGCACGAATACCATATTGCCTGTATCCCCCGACGGTATTATCGACCACCACAGAGTCGGCTGTCGCAGTGGTGTTGATGAAAGCTCCATTCGGAATAGCCAGACTGGCGCTGTCAACTGGCTGACCGGTAAAGTCGCACGAAACAACTTTGCAGTTGGCCCCTCTCAGAATAATCGCATCGTCGGTTCCATCCCCGACGGCCGTTTTTTTAATGGCGCGCCATTTTACCAGGTATACCGAGACATCTTTTTCAGCATCGACTAATACCGGTCCGCAGTCATAGGTTGTTCCGCCGTGAATGGTGGCGTTTTTACCTTTGAAAATCAGTCCCGTACCATTCCCGAACAGGAATGTGAGCAGATTTTCGAAGACACAGCGAGCGGGAAAAATGCCAGACGCCCAGGGCTGAGGCGTGCTATTCGTCGTTTAAAGCCAGGTGATTCTCTTGTGGTCTGGAAGCTGGATCGCCTTGGGCGTAGTGTTCGTGACCTCATAACTCTGGTCTCAGAGCTGCAGGATAGAGGTATTCACTTTCGTAGTCTGACCGACAGCATTGATACCAGTACGCCAGCAGGCCGATTTTTCTTCCACGTCATGAGCGCGCTGGCTGAGATGGAGCGCGAGCTGATCGTCGAGCGTACCCGAGCCGGGTTAGCAGTTGCGAGGGAACAGGGGAGAGTTGGCGGTCGCCGCCGGGTAATGACTGAAGAAGTGGTGGAGCGGTGCCGCAGAATGCTGGAGAACGGCGCTACCCGGCAACAGATCGCAGATGTGATAGGGGTGGGGGTGAAGACGATCTACAAATACTTTCCTGCTGCCGTCCGCGATCAAGGATTCCTGCCCTTCCCGTGATATGTAACATTTGAGATAATAAGTACTTTCAGTTTTGAAAACAGTTTGGTTTGTTCGTGAACGGTAAGAAAACAATAAGTTTTGAACAATTTTTAACTATTAACAGCAATCTTGTTTCCATCTCAGATACATGGGCAGACTTGTGGGCGTTAATTTTTCACACAGGTTTAAGCGCTGGAAGGCTGCTGAGTATTCGATATGATGATATTGATGATGGCTTGATACTGATACGAAAACAGGGTCACCTGAAGGAGCTACGTGTTGAATCAACCCCTCCAGTAGAGGGAATCATTGCTCGTAGAAGAGAACGCTATCCAGAAGATGTTTTTTTATTTCAGAGCCATTCTAACCGTGTGAAGTACCAACGCCGGCCGGTCACTATAATTGCTTTCAACGCCGCTTTACGTCGCGCCGCTAGATCATTACCAGATGTTAACGTAAGCAGTAGTAGCGCGAGAAACATACCGGACTAAGCGCCTGTCCAGTAGCGTGTGGCCGATGTGACAGGCGTGGGAGTGAAGACGATTTACAAATATTTGCCAGTACAATACGGCGATAAAAAATCCCCTTGAGCAGGCACACTCAAGGGGAAATACTACATAACATCATTGCTGTGTGCGTCTTTGCGCTCATCTATCTTCCAAGAAGATGCCTAAAGCTTCCAGATATTTCTGGTCTGAGCAGTTAAAACATTGGATCGGCGGCCGATGTGATAGGAGGGGGTGAAGACGATTTATAAATATTTTCCAGCCGGTTAAGTTTGCTCACCTGCGAACCGTATGCAAGAGATCGCAGGTGAGCAATTTGCTATGAAGGCATTGCCATAGCTGAAAAATTTTAACCTCGCATTGTTCGCAAAACCATCAAACAGCTAAGGCCTGAAAACACTTTAAGACTTACCTTACTCGTTACATCAATGTGTTACGGCAATGACATAAATTGATAGTCAGAACCTATATTGATCTGTCGCTCTGTTAAAACTACTGTATATAAAAACAGTATTAATCTGAGCGAGTCAATTATGCAGTTTTACACGCCCGTTGAGTTACGTGAGATCATGCTGATCCCGTTGTACAGTGACCTTGTGCAATGTGGTTTTCCAAGCCCTGCACAGGATTACGTTGAGCAACGTATCGATCTGAACGAGTTGCTCGTTAACCACCCCAGTGCGACGTATTTTGTCAAAGCCGCGGGCGACAGTATGAAAGACGCTGGCATAGGGGAGGGTGATCTTCTGGTCGTGGATAGCTCAAGAACAGCAGTTCATGGCGATATCGTTATCGCTGCAGTGGATGGGGAATTCACCGTTAAGAAGCTGCAGCTGCATCCGCGGGTTCAGCTTAACCCAATGAACCCTGCATATTCGCCGATAGTCGTCGGTAGCGAGGATACTCTCGATGTGTTCGGGGTCGTAACTTACATCATCAAATCGGCTGGCTGAAATGTTTGCGCTTTGCGATGTGAACTCATTTTACGCATCGTGCGAGACCGTATTTCGTCCTGACCTGAAGGGGCGGCCGGTGGTCGTCCTGTCAAACAACGACGGCTGCGTGATCGCTCGTTCGCAAGAGGCGAAGCCCTTCGTCAAAATGGGTGAGCCTTATTTCAAGCAAAAGGACATGTTTCGCCGGCACGGTATTATCGCGTTTAGCAGCAACTATGAGCTTTATGCCGATATGTCCAACAGAGTGATGACAACGCTGGAGGAACTATCTCCACGCTGCGAAATTTACAGTATTGATGAGGCATTTTGCGATCTGACTGGTGTTCGTAACTGTCGAGATCTTACCGATTTTGGTCGGGAAATTCGCGAGACGGTTCTGCGCCGGACGCACCTCACGGTCGGCGTCGGCATAGCACAGACTAAAACCCTGGCTAAGCTGGCAAATCACGCAGCGAAACAGTGGCAGCGGCAGACCGGAGGCGTAGTTGATTTGTCGAATATGGAACGGCAGAGGAAGTTAATGGCGCTGTTGCCGGTTGATGAAGTATGGGGCGTTGGGCGCCGTATCAGTAAAAAACTGGAGTCTATGGGGATAGACACAGTGTTAAAACTTGCCGACACGGATATCCGTTTCATCAGGAAGCACTTTAATGTTGTGCTGGAAAGAACGGTGCGGGAGCTGCGCGGCGAGCCATGCCTTGGTCTTGAGGAATTCGCGCCGGTAAAGCAGGAAATCGTGTGCAGCCGTTCGTTCGGCGGCCGTATCACTGAATACTATGAGATGAGGCAGGCGATATGCAGCTACGCATCACGTGCAGCGGAGAAACTCCGTGGTGAGCACCAGTATTGCAGATTTATCTCCGCATTTGTCAAAACCAGCCCCTTTGCGCTGAACGAGCCGTACTATGGGAACAGCGCAACGGTAAAGCTGCTAACGCCGACCCAGGACAGCCGGGACATAATCACCGCTGCGACGAAATGTCTTGATGCAATCTGGCGAGATGGGCATCGTTACCAGAAAGCAGGGGTGATGCTGGGCGATTTCTACAGCCAGGGAGTGGCCCAGCTAAACCTGTTCGATGATAACGCTCCCCGGCAGAACAGCGAGAAATTGATGGAAGTTCTCGATCATCTCAATGCGAAAGACGGACGGGGAACTCTGTATTTTGCAGGGCAGGGGATCCAGACTGCCTGGCAGATGAAGAGGGAAATGCTATCACCACGTTATACAACCCGGTTTTCAGATCTACCAGTCGTCAGGTGATAGGAACAATTAGTTCTGCTCTTGGCCCGATCATCGTTGTTTCGAAAGAGACGCTTACGGTCGTAACTACTGATATCCGCTTACCATCTTTGAAAAAGCATGGTTTGCGGGCAATGGATAATTCTTAGTAGATAAGAGGAAAGAAAAAACCCGGCCACATGGACCGGGTTGTGAAAATTCTCATGGTTTAAATAGCTTCTTCTTCACGAATACGCTTGATAGCAGCGGATAGGCGTTTCTTGGAAGCGTCATCCCAATCTTGGGTTTTCTTACCAACAGGTGCACAAGGGGTAATGTTGCCATTAATCAGCATCTGCCGTACATCTGCAACTTCCTGTGCACTAATTGAAACGTGCTGAACGTGCGGATTTTTAGTATCCATAATAAGCCCCCTCATCAATAGAGCCTGGTTAACTTCTAAAATTGTGTGTACTGAAGCTTCGAGATCCGCCATACCACTCGCGAAGTCTACGAATCGTACTGAACCTCCAGTAAATGGATCGACATGCTTGGCTGCATCAATTGCTGTTCGGGCACAGTGGTTTGTCATCCAGTCTTGAGCTGCATGTCCGCCGCCAGAACCAGAAAACACTGCCTGCAATTCTTTAGTTTGAGAGCATGCAGCTGCAAGCATGTTGCCTTTGTCAAAAATCACTTCGTTAGTAGATTTCTTAACAATGTGTAAAACTACTGATTGTCCGGTTGGCAAAACGACAGGTGGCTCTTGATCTGATAAATCACCTGCCCACCATCTTTTCCACTGCTCAATGAGCAGTCCATCGCCGGCGAGTGTCATTACAAAATCATTGCGGTCAGCAATTTTGCCAAATCCAGTATCATCAATGTATAAGACGTGTCCTGGATAGCCACGAGTAGTCAAATCACATGACCACCGAGAATCACTCGCAATTAGTTTGTTTATGCGGTCATAAACTGTTGTTGTCAT